AATTGGTGTTCGTTGCTGAGCGTATTCTTAAATCTAATTTAAGACCTGCGACTGCTGATAATGACATCAATGCAATGAAACAAATGGGTATGATTCCGGGCGGAGTTGCTGTTAACCAGCGATTAACTGATCCTGATGCATATTTCATTATGACTGATTGCCCAGATGGAATGAAACACTTTGTAAGATCACCAATCAAAAAAGCTGTTGAAGGCGATTTTGAAACTGGTAATTTAAGATACAAAGTTAGAGAAAGATATTCTTTCGGTTTCACAGACTGGAGAGCTATCTACGGTTCAGAAGGAGCTGCTTAATAACTAATCTGTACTAGGCGTAGTAATACGCCTAGTATTTAACTCAAACGACTGCGAAAGCAGACTATACTGGAGGTATAGACATATGGGTACAACTACATTTTCGGGACCGATTAAAGCGGGAACGATTAAGGACACTACAGGCACAACAGTTGGCGAAAATATACAAAACACAGGTTTTGTATTAATGAGTCAAAGTAAAGTTGTTGCTCTTACGGGAGCGACTGCTAACACTACAGTTGCGGTAATACCTGCTAACTCACAAGTAGTAGAAGTATTTGCTGATGTTACAGTAGTATCTAACGATACTGGTGCTGCAAACGTTTCTGTTGGTAATGCTTCAAATGCTACAGCTTATATTGCTGTATCAAATGCAAAAGTTACTGGAAGACTAACAGCTGTAAATGCTGCTATTATTTCTTCAGCATTTTTCGATGTTGGAACTTCAGATTCAAGACTTACTGCTGTATTTCAAGCTGGAACTGGTGATGGTACAACTGGCTCTGCCGTTGTTACTGTTTACTATTTACAAGATAGAAACTTAGCGTAATTAATTAGAGGGCCTTCGGGCCCTCATTAAAAAACTATGGCTTTTGATTTTAATTTAGATTTTCTTAAAGAAGCAGGTGATGCTTTAAAAAATTTTGGAAAATCTACTGATGAAAAAATAGAAGATTATAAGAAAGTAAAAGAAGATTATGAAAAAGGATTATCTAATGAAGAAAAAATTTTAGCTGAAAGAGAAGATTCATTAATTACTAAATCTGTTAATACTGATGAAGAAATTAAAAAACAAGCTAAAGAAGAAGGTGATGATTTAGATAAAAGATTGCAAGATATTTCTAAAGTAATAGACAAATTTAGCGATGACGGTGGAAGTGGTGGTATAAAAAAATTAGGAGAAGGCCGACTAGATGTATCTTCTGATCCATTAAATCCTAAACCAATAGATTTTACTAATACTATAGGTAAATCATATTTATCAGGTGTTATTGAAAAACCTAGTAGCGAAAAAGACAGAATTACGTTACTATATGAACAATTAAGAAAATTTAACTTAATATAAGGAGGAAATATGGCAGGTTCAGACGTAAAAGCAAATAGTACTACTACTACAGGATCAAATGTTGTTTTATTTGGTGGACCTATTAGATTAAAAGGATTTATAGCAACTCCAACTGCTAATGCTGGAACTGTTACATTTGCAGATGATAATGTAACTATATTCAGTATTACTACAGCAGCAAGTGTTGCATCAGGTCCTATATCTATTAGTATACCAGATGAAGGTATAAAATTTGGAACTAAACTTCAAGCTAATTTAGCTAACGTTGCAGGATTAACTGTATTCTTTGCGTAGGTCTTTATGGCACTATCGGGTTCAGCTAATTTTCAGTTAAATGTAACTGAAGTAATTCAAGAAGCATATGATCGTATTGGAGGTGATCCAATATTAGGTTATGATGTTCGTTCCGCTAGAAGAAGTTTAAATATCATGTTCACAGATTGGGCCAATCGTGGTTACAATCAATGGACTGTAGAATTAGAAACTTTATCATTAGTTCAAGGAACAAATCAATATACACTTCCTGCTGATACTATTGATATTGTTGAATCAAGTATTAGAAGAAATGAAGGTGGAACTAATACTGATTATTTTATGACACGTTTAGCTTTAGGAGATTATGAATCTATTGGAGTTAAATCAACTCAATCTTTACCTACTCAATTTTTTTTACAAAGATTATCTACACCAGTTTTATTTTTATATCCAACTCCCATTAATTCTACAGATGTAATGAGATATTGGAGAATTAGAAGAATAGAAGATATAACTGCAAATACTGTAAATGGAGTAGATCAAAATGTAGATGTACCTTCTCGTTGGATTGAAGCAATGTGTTCTGGACTAGCTTATTTTTTAGGTAAAAAAAGACCAGGCATAGATGGTAATATGAGAGCTGAATTAAAATTAGATTATGAAGAAGCATTTTCAAGAGCACAATCTGCGGACTCTACTCCTACAACTAGAATAGTTCCAGGATATGGAAGGTCAATATAATGGCTGGCGCAAATTCTAATAGTGAAAGAACTAAAAAACCTCATAGAGCACCTTACACTAAATTTTCAAGTGGTAGATATGGAAGAACTATATCAGATAGAAGTGGATTAGAATTTCCTCATAATGAAATGTTATTTGAATGGAATGGACTTTTTGTGCATGATTCTGAATATGAACCAAAACATCCACAACTTGATTTAACTTATTTTACTGATGCTACAACATTAGAAAATGCACGTTTAAATGTCCCAAATTCACTCATAGGTGGTGTTCCAGATCAGATTCAGACTATATACCCTAATACATCAGGAGCTGTGTTAGCGGTAGGAGTTGCAGAAGCTACAACAAATTTGTTATCATTATCTCTAGGAAGTGTTACAGTAGTCACTTCATGAGTGATGAATTAAATAAAAAGAAAAAATATGGCGTTGTAATTGCAACACCATGTTATGGTGGAATGATCAATGAAGGTTATCTTCATGGAATTATTCAAACTCAATCAGTAGCTGCTAAAAATGATTTTCACATGGTATTAAATACTATGGGAAATGAAAGTTTAGTTACTAGAGCTAGAAATACTTTAGTTGCACAATTTTTAGATTTATGTGAGTCAGATCCACACGATAGATTTACACATTTAATGTTTATAGATGCCGATATAGGTTTTGAAGGTAAAAACATTTGGAGATTATTAGATTCAGGACACGATATAGCTTGTGGAGTATATGCTAGAAAATCTGTAGATTGGAACCATGTTGTAGAACTTGCTAAAAAAGGAGATTTTGAAAATATGGAACAAAAATCTTTAGGATATAATTTAAATTTTGCAAATCCTAGAGATATTCAAATGAAAGCTGGATTTGTAGAAGTATTAGATGCAGCTACGGGTTTTATGTGTATTAAAAAAGAAGTCTTTTATAAAATGATGAAAGCTTATCCTAATCTTAAATATACTAGTGATCAGATCATAAATACTGAAAGATTTACTTCTAAAAATACATATGCATTTTTTGACTGTATTATTGATGAAAAAAGTAATAGATACTTAAGTGAAGACTATGCTTTTTGTAGAATGTGGCAAAAGATTGGTGGTAAAATATACGCTGATTTATTAAGTCCTCTTACTCATTGGGGAACTTACGCATTTAAAGGATATGCATGGTCTAAATTTACTGTAGCACCAGGAGATAAAAAAGATGCCAATGACGTACTCAAGTCTAAAGAGTGATATACAACTCTGGGCTGAAAATAATGGAACTGACTTTACAAATCAATTAGACACATTTATTGATAACACAGAGTTTAGACTTTCAAGAGATATTGATCCAGTAGGATTTAATCAAAATATGACATCTTCTGTTTATTCAGGAGATAGATTTGTAACTTTACCATCAGCTATAGAACCTATGCTTATTAATTATGTAAATATAACTGTAAGTGGTAATGTTTCTTTTTTAGAAATTAAACCATTAGAATTTATACAAGAGTATTGGCCTAATGTAAGTATAACAGCTCAACCTAAATATTTTGCTAATTTTGATGATAATACGTTATATTTAGCTCCTACACCTGATCAAGCTTATTCTATTCAATTAGGATATCAAGGAAGAATTAATCCATTATCTAATACGAATACAACTAATTACTATACTACTAATACTCCAGATGCTCTTTTATATGGTTGTCTAGCTGAAGCAAATATCTTTACAAAGAACATGGAAGACTATAATATCTACAACAAAAAATATGTTGAGAGTGTGACTGCTATTAATAATGAAGCTCGTAGAA